TTATCAAAGATTTCAGCAGCTAGCGTAGGTGTTGATAGCGGGGCGATAGTAACAGTTGGACGTGCGACGTATCCGCTGCCACCGCTGGTCACGGTTATGCTGGTCACTGAACCAGCCGCATTGACTACACCAACTGCAGTGGCATTGCCAGTGCTAAATGTGACACCTGCTTCGTTTCCTGGTTGGAATCCGCTGCCGCCGTTGGTAACCTGCACGCTGCTAACTTGGTAAGTCACGTTGATGGTAGCTCCTGTACCTCCACCTCCGCTGAGGCTGACTGGATTGGCAGGCAGTGCTGTGTAGTCACCTATGTTGGCCACGCTGAATGCGTTGATACCCCAACCAAAGTTGAAAGTAGCACCGTTAGCATCTACGTTAGCAGCCACGTTTGAGGTAGAAGCTACTGGGTCAGTAGGCAATGTTGCACTGGTATAAACACCTGGATTTGTAATGTTTACGCCTGTAATACCACCCGTGCCATTGGCTGTTGTAACTGTCAATACCACCGGTGTCGTATATCCGGCACCGCTAAATGTTAGTGTATCGCCTACGCTATACCTTGTACCGGCTGCTTGTATTGATTCTACAGCTACCTTAACGCTGGTGACAGTGACGTTTGCCTGTTGGTTGCCTGTATAGGTACCACCAGTTAAGCTGAGCACGTTGCCTACACCATAATCTTGTGATACAGTGCCAGTGTTAGCAACGATGACCGTACCACCGTATACACCGAGGTTAGCATTGGCAGCAACTGCTCCGCCGCCTTCGCCGCCGTATGGGTAAACTGCGATGTTTGCCTGTCCTGGACCAGTGATCGCACCATTGACCAGATATGCCTGACCTGGTGTTGCTGGACCCTGGCCGTTAACGCTGAGCCACTGATAGCTGTTGCTGGTCAGCTGCTTGACGATCCAGCTTGGACGAGCAACTGTGTCGCCCTGTATCCAGGCGTTGCCTATTATTGCTTGGCCACTTAGCGTGACATTACCGAAATATTTCTTTTTGAGGGGACGTCCCATTGTAAACTCCTTGGCGTTCTAAGCCTACAGGGCACCGTTGCCCTATAATCATTTCAGATCTATTTATCTAGCATGCTGCTGTTATCTGGCACATACACGGTGTTTTCGCCAGGGCCAAAGATGCTCCATTCAAGATGGTTTCCGTGCCAATCCTTTATGCGATGATTGGTGATGCGCATGGCGAATCCTGATGCATATCCTGTGAAACGTATGCTCATCAATCCGTCCATTGGCGGCTCTGCTGATTCGCATAATCTATAGGCACCTATCTCATCAGTATCGCAGTCCTGTACCAGGAACCTATCGCTGCCAACCTGCTTGAGGATCCAACCTCGACTCAAGCGACCACCGTTGTTGATCACTGGCATCAGCACTGGGGATTCACCTTTGGGAATACCAATCCATCGGTCTGTTAAAGGGCGGCCCATGGTATTATTATATCACCGTATGTACCAGTTGATGAAACAGACTATACAGCGTATAATGATTGCATGGCAAAGAAAGCAAACACACAGGGTCAGAAACTGAGCTTGGATGCAGTGCTGCAGGCGCTGGATAACCGAGACTTTGGCTTCTATGAACGGCTCACTGACGAGGAACGCAAGGGCTACAGTCCATTCCTGCTGATGCGTTACATGAGCAGCCTCAGCCCACAGAGCCCCATGCAGAGCTATGCGGTGCTGGCAACCAATGATTTGGTTAATCTGGGATTCTTCAGCTTGGGCAAGCATCCAGAGCTGCAGCACAAGCTGATGTGTTTGGCTGGCACAGGGCGCAAGCAATATAGACCCTACGTTGGCGCTAAGAACGCCAAGAGTAAGACCAAGGTGGTTGACGAGTTCCTACTAGGCCTATACCCTAACATGAACGCAGAAGAATTGTCGCTGCTGAAATCACAGCTGGACAAGGAAAGCCTTCGTCAGCTTGGCAAGGATGCCGGATTGAGTGACAGTGAACTCAAGGAATTGGTTGAAGATGGCAAAAAGCTGGAGCGTGATTCCTAAGCAATGTCGCTGTGAGTTCTGCAAGAAAGAATTCAGCGACGAGCTGAGGTTGATCAATCATGTGTGTGAGAAGAGGAGGCGTTGGTTCCAAAAGGATCAACCTCAGGGCCGCATAGCCTTCATGGCATGGAGCAGATTCTATGAGCTCAACGGTGCAGTCACTGGTAAGAAAAACAAGAAAACCTACAAGGAATTCATAGACAGCAAGTATTATCTAGCGTTTAGCAAGTTTGCACGGCATCTGCTGGATACAGCTGCACCAGAACCTGCGCGATTCATAGACTATGTGCTCAAGAATAACTTGCCGATAGACAAGTGGACGCATGATGTTGTCTATGAGGAGTATGTCAAAGATCTCATTCGCACGGAAACCGCTGAACAGGCATTGGAACGCGGAATCGTGCTGATGCGAGAATGGGCTCAGCAACATGAACTGCCTTGGTATGACTTCTTCAGAGAAGTCAACGTAAATCAGTTAACTCGCTGGGTCACTACGGGTCGTATCAGTCCCTGGGTGCTATATAATGCTAGCAGCGCAGAATCTGCACTCAAACGCTGCACGCCGGAGCAGATCGGTATGATAGCAGGCATAGCACCAGCAGCGCAGTGGTCGCTGAAGTTGAACAGAGATAAAGAGAGCACGACCTTCGTGAAAGACACTCTCAAGAAAGCAGGTTTATGATGGCAGAGATCGCAGACATGTATGGTGCAGGCGATGATGAAGATCCGGTGGCGTTTGAAGCCAAACGCCGTGTTAGTGCGCAGGGCGTGATTACAGAGTTTGAGATAGAAGGTGCTAAGATACGTAGCATAGATCCTGGCTACGTTATCGCATTAGAACGACGACTGTCACAGAGCGAGCAGACGATCGCAGAGATGCGCAATGAGATAAGGCAGCTCAGCAACAGCATGCGCCAACGCAGGACAGAACTTGGTGTGTTGCAGAGGCAGCTTGACAGCAAGATAGATCGCGAGTAGGATTAAACATGTTGAATCGCGGCGACATCGACATAGACTTCGCGCACAGAGAGGTAGCTCTTGCTGGACTGCTGCATACACCTGCCAGCATCATGCGCGAAGGCAAGGTCACTAGACACAACACTGGTGTCTATTTCCATGCTGTGCCAAAAGATCCAATAACTGGGCTGTGCAGCTTGGATTACAATGCCGCAGAAGATCGCGGATTCTTCAAGATAGACATGCTGAACGTGGGTGTGTACGAGCATGTTCGCGATGAAGCACACCTATTAGATCTCATGGAACGACCGTTGGATTGGGCAGTGTTCACGGATCCAAGCTTCGTTGGCAAGCTGTTCCATTTGGGCAACTATGGAGATCTCTGTGCCAGACTGCGTCCAACCAGCATAGAACATATCGCCATGATATTGGCTCTAATCCGTCCTGGCAAGAAGCACTTGCAAAGCCAATGCGAATCCAATGGATTTGACAGCATACGCGACGAGATTTGGCTCAAAACTGACGAAGATACATATAGTTTCAAGAAGGCCCATGCGATTTCTTACGCTGTTTTAGTCTATGTCCATGCCAATTTACTGCTTGAACAATCTTAAATCTGTGCTATTATAAGCAATCAAAGGAGCACGCACATGGCACGTACCAAATTGAAATTCCAAATCACTGGCGATATGTTTGGTAAATCAGTACAGCTCATAGATGGCGATGAGATCCATGTGGTTGGAACCGACCTGCAATATGATCCAATCGCCCAGCTGAATACCAAGCTGAAGAAAGGATATCTCTTCCGCAATCCCAAGGCCACACCTGAGCTGATTGCCACGATCTGGGCCACGCTGGAGAATCTCACCGGTGAAGTAAACGTGTGGACGGAAGTGGAGCGAGAAGAAGGTCGAGATCCTCAATATTTCAGCTTCGTTCGTATCGCAGATGCTGGCGATGCCACCATGTTTGCCTTTAGCCACAACGAGTTTGAGAAGTGGAGCGAGGACAAGGAAAAGGCCGACGCCAAGGCACGCAAGGCAGCCAACAAGCCTCTCAAAGTCCATGTCAATAAGGACGGTACCATCCGGGCTAGGGTAACGGTAGAAACGCTTGGTGATTAAGCGTGCTTGACCAGCTGTATGGTCCTGCGCTTCACGCGCTTGTTCATGAGATCCTTGAGGTTCACCACAGGACCTTGTAGGATCTCAGTTTCTTTCATGCTAAAGATCCTCAGATATCTCTTGAATATCATGAAGCGATCGCGCACGAACATGTTGATTGGAATCTGACGGTTGCTTTCCCACCACCAGGTGTCGCCGCAAGCTAGGAACTCCCTCTTCATCTCATCAGAGAACGTGTTATCCATCACGTAGATGTGCACGAAGGCTGCATCAGCATGCTGCACTATGCCAAGATATTCTCGATCTAAATGGCTTATAATGGTGAGGAATGGAAACTTTTCCTGTAGCACCTGCTTGGTATCTGACATATTGTTCCTGATTGCGTGTGGGGGTATTTATAAATACTCTAAGTGTTGATGGAACAAAATGTCAGGAACAGATGCCAACAGTCTTCCTATACAGCTTCAAGGAATACGTGCAACTCCTGCAGTTCGATGCAAACCCGGAACTGGTGAATTGGCCTATGACCATATATGATACCAAGCTATACAAGGGCGTTACCAACACCATAGATTTCGTGATCCGTAATAATGAGCGCAGGCCCATCAACTTGGTTGGATTGAACCTGCAAGCAACCATAATGAACGTGCTTACCGGCGACGTGGTATTGACCAAGAGGGTTGACATCACTGTGGCCATACAGGGCAAGGCGAGACTGATACTTGACCCTGGCGAGACAGAAGATCTTGATCCTGGTTATTACAACTACAGCATACAGAGCTTTGACGTAAACAACATAGGACAGCTGTTCTACACTGACGTTAATCAAAGCGGTGTTGGAACGTTTGAGCTGTTTGATGGCGTGCTAAGGACCTTCAGTCCTGCCACAGAGATATTTGCAGCGCAGTTCACTCAGACACCCATAGGCAACAACGATGACATCATGTTTGTCACTGGCAGCTATCCTGGCGATGCGCAGACACAGCGTGCCAACGGCATGCACACAGTAGCAGTGAATCAAAAGAGATTCCTCGGTAAGTTTTGGATACAGGCCAGCTTGAGCAACAATAACCCGCTGCCTAGTGAATGGTTCTTCGTGCCGTTGCAACCTGGTCCGGATCCCATGTACACCTTTGACTCTAGCAACAATCAAGGACCTGGTCCAACGCTGTTCAACTTCGTGCTCAACGCCTATTGGGTGAGGTTTGGTTACATACCAATATGGAGCGGATTGGTTGGCAGCAGCGGCGAATATTATCCAATCACGCTGAATGAAGTTGCACAGCTGGTTGTCAACGACGGTCAATTCATCTCTGTGCTATACAAGAACTGAGCGCGATGCTATAATCAAGCATGGCCTTGATTCATCAACTGATCGCCGAATACATCCCGCAGAAGCGTAGGAACAGTCCGCGCGGATGGTTGATGTTCAACGCGCCCTGCTGCACGCACAGAGGGCAGAGCCGCGACACGCGCATGCGCGGTAACATGCTGATACTGCCAGACGGTCACATTGCCTACAACTGCTACAACTGTGGTTTCAAGACTGTGTTTGACAACGTCAACATCAGCAGGAACTTCGAGAACCTCATGGACTGGTTGGGTGTGCCAACCGATGACATACGCAAGATCAAGCTGGAAGTGCTGCAGAACAAGCTGGCCGGAGTCATAGCACTGCCTAGCCATGATGATCTAGACTTCTTGCGAGATTTCAAGGAAGTGAGCTTGCCAGAAGGTGCACGCCCAATTGAAGCTATAATGGAAGATGACGAGATAGCTCCGCAATTTGTCAGCACCATGGAATACCTGTCAAGTCGCGGAGATGCTGTAGCTGACAGCTGGGACTATCATTGGAGTCCTAGCACCAAGTGGAACTTGGATCAACGCATCATCATACCATTCTATTATCGTGACAAGATAGTTGGTTGGACTGCTAGATATGCCGGCACTCCTCCCAAGGATGTTCCGCGATACTACAACAGCGATCTGCAGACTGGTTATCTGTTCAACTGCGATGCCATCACTAAAGGCAACCGTAAATACATCATACTGGTTGAAGGTCCGTTTGATGCCATCGCCATTGACGGTGTGGCAGCACTGGGCAGCAGATTGAGCAGGCAGCAGCTGAGTTGGCTCAACAGCACAGACAGGGAGATCATACTGCTGCCAGATAGGCAGAGGAACAACCAAGGGCTGATAGACATAGCATTGGAGCAGGGTTGGAGCGTGAGCTTTCCAGACTGGGAAGATGATGTGAAAGATGCCGCAGATGCCAGTTGTAGGTATGGAAAATTGTTTACCTTGCATACAATAATAAACAGCCGCACCAACAGCGCACTGCAGATTGGTACCAAGAGGAAGATGTTTAGATGAAGGTTGACAGAACATGGGGACACTACACGGTTCTGCACACTGACGGCTGCGAAGTCAAGCTCAAGGAACTGGTCGTTGAACCTGGTAAGCGTCTCAGCATGCAGAAGCACGCTCTGCGATCTGAGCTTTGGTTCGTAGCGCACGGTCAAGCTACTGTGTATAGCATCGATGACAGCAGCAGTACAGAACTGCTGGGTGTGTTTGGCAGGCATCAGCATCTGTGGATACATAGAGATTCTTGGCATCAGCTTTGTAACGACAGCGACCAAGAACTGCGCATGATAGAGATACAGTATGGAT